CGCATGAGGCGGGCGGTGGCACCAACAGCGTGCCGGAGTATGCCAGGGGTGAGTGACCGCCCAGAGAAACGATTTAGATACTCGGCAGTGGCACCGGGCGTTGTACCATTGAGCGGTGGCGGAATAGACACTAATTGTGGTAAAACTGGTGCGATTACCAGCAATAGTAGACGCCGACAGTGAAGAAGAGTAACCGTCTGTGAAGAACAAAGCAACAGCGGCGAAGTCGTGGGCGTAGAGCTTTGGTGAGGCCCATATGTGAGGTGCAAATCCTCACCCGCTCAAATTTGCCGCCCCGCAGTTGCAGGAGACGGGGGCGGGGGTACTACAAAACAGGGGGTGGGGATGTTTTCATGGCAGACCCGAAAATTTCAAAACAGAGAGCTGTGGTTCAGGGCGGATGGGTATTGTGTCCGGTGACCTGGGCCAAGATCGGGGCGCTGGAGAAGGGTGCCCACGGGAGCGGGGTGGCTCCCTACTGCCCCAAGTGCAAGGCATCCCATCCGGTGATATTGAAAGAGCCCTAGAGGCCAACTACCGAGGAAAACTCGGCGGTTGGCCTCTTTTCGTTTGTCTGGAGGTAGGTTGTGGCAAGGCGGAAACCGAATCAGCCCACGGGGGAAATCAAGCTGGAGCTGGGGGAGCTGTATCCCAAGCAGTGGCAGTTCATAGAGAGCAAGACCCGGTACACGGCCTATGGCGGCGCGCGGGGCGGCGGCAAGACCCACGTGCTGATCCGGGCCTGCATCCGGGGGGCCTTGCAGTATCCGGGCATCAAGATTCTGATTCTGCGGCGTACCTACCCGGAGCTGGAGCAGACTATCATCCAGCCCATGAACAAACTGGTTAACTCCGCTACGATGGACGGGCGGCCCTGCGGCGACCTGATTGCCACCTACAACGGCACCATGCGAATGCTGTTCTTCGCCAACGGTTCCACCGTGAAGTTCGGCCACTTGCAGAGCGCAGCGGCTATCACGGAGTACCAGGGCCAGGAATACGACTGGATTTTCATGGACGAGGCCACCCACTTCACCGAATATGAGTTCCGCACCATGGGCGCGACGCTCCGCGGCGTCAACGAGATTCCGAAGCACTTCTATCTGACCTGTAACCCCGGCGGCGTCGGGCATCAGTGGGTGAAGCGGCTGTTCGTCACACGAGAGTATGAGGGCGTCGAGAGCGGACGGGATTACTCCTTCATCCCAGCCACGGTGGAGGACAACAAGGAGCTGCTGAAAGCGTCCCCGGAGTACATCCAGATGCTAGACACGCTTCCCGAGGACATCCGGGCAGCACACCGCTACGGCGACTGGGATGCCATGGCCGGACAGTATTTCAGCGAGTTCCGGCGGGAGCGGCACGTAGTGAAGCCCTTTATTGTGCCGACGGAGTGGCCCCGCTACCGGGCGTTTGACTACGGACTTGATATGTTCGCCTGCTACTGGTTCGCCATTGACTTTGACGACCGGGTGTGGGTGTACCGGGAGTATTGCGAGAGCGGCCTGATTGTGTCTGAAGCGGCGGCCGCCATGCGGCGGCTGACCCCGCCGGAGGAGCAGATTCAGTTCACCGTCGCCCCGCCGGACATGTGGAGCACCCAGAAGGACACGGGGCGCACCATGGCCGAGATTTTCATGGAGAACGGCATCGGGATTGTCCGGGCCTCCAGCCAGCGGGTGCAGGGCTGGATGGTGGTGAAGGAGTTCCTGAAGGAGCGACCGGACGGACGCCCGGGGATGCTCTTCACCGAGGACTGCCCTCGGATGATCCGGGATTTGCCCGCCCTCCAGCACGACGAAAAGAACCCCTCGGACTGCGCCAAAGAGCCCCACGAGATTACCCACAGTCCCGACGCCCTGCGCTATGGGCTGATCTACCGGATGATGGGGGCACGGCTGGAGCCGGTGCGGCCGGAGCGGGACGATGTGGACTATGTGGAGGAGTACGACGACTACATGACCGGCGGAGAGGCCGCCGACGGATATCTGAGCTACGGAGGATAAGGACATGAACAAGCTGATTTCGCTTGCCCTGCACGTGGGGCGGCTGGAGGCCCGCCTGGAGGCTCTGGAGAAACGGCTGGAGTGGGAACCGCCCGCGCCGGAGGTGCACGTGGAGCTGGGACATGCGGCCACGGGGGCCGACCCGAAGGCGGAGGAGGACGCACGCCAGGCGGAGCGGCTGTTGCAGGAGGGCATTGACAATATCATGGGCTATCAGTGGCCGCCCCGGCGGGAGGGTGAGTGATGGCAAAGAAGGAAATCACCCCCGAGTCCGTGTGGAACGAGTACGAGACGGCCTGCAACTTCAAGGCCGGGCTCAATCTGTATGACAATGTGCGGGCCAACGAGAACTTTTACATCGGGAAGCAGTGGGAGGGAGTGCAGTCCAACGGCCTTCCTACCCCAGTGTTCAACTTCATCAAGCGGATCATCCTCTATGTGGTGGCCTCTACAGCCACGGACAATCTCAAAATGGCGGCGTCGCCTCTGTCCTCCTCCGGCATGGCGGCCCTGGGGGATCTGGAACGGCTGACGGATGTGGTCAACGCCCAGTTTGAGGCCCTGTTTGAGCAGAATAAGCTAGGGAAACAGACCCGCGAATTCATGCGCAACGCCGCAGTAGACGGAGACGCCTGCATTTACGTTTGGTTTGACCCCGATGCGGAGACCGGGCAGACGGCGAAGGGCACCATCCGCACAGAAATTTTGGAAAATACCCGCGTGTCCTTCGGTAACCCCACAAACCGGGATGTGCAGAGCCAGCCCTATCTTCTGATCTCCCGCCGGGAGCTGCTGGACGAGGTAAAGGAGCAGGCCAGGGCGCAGGGCGGCGCGGCGGAGGACATCTTATCGGACTGCGACGAGACCGGCGACCGCTTTGACGCTATGACCGACGGAAAGGTGACCACCATCACCCGCTTCTGGAAAGATGGGGGAACCGTCCGCGCCATCAAGACCACCAAGGACGCGGTGGTGCGCAGCCAGTGGGACACGGGGATGCAGCTCTATCCCATTGTTTGGATGAATTGGGACTACGTGCAGAACTGTTATCACGGCCAGGCGGCGGTGACCGGGCTGATTCCCAACCAGATCTTCGTGAACAAGATGTTTGCCATGACGATGATCTCCCTCATGACCACCGCCTATCCGAAGATTGTGTACGACAAGACCCGGATTTCCCGGTGGGACTCCGGGGTGGGGAAGGCCATCCCGGTCAACGGCGGAGACGTGACCAACGTGGCCCGTGCCATCGACCCGGCGGCCATCTCGCCCCAGGTGAGCCAGTTTATCGAGCTTGCCATCTCCCTCACCAAGGAGTTTATGGGGGCCACAGACGCGGCCCTGGGCGATACCAGGCCGGACAACACCTCCGCCATCATCGCCTTGCAGAAAGCCTCCTCGGTGCCCATGGAGCTAACCAAGCAGAATTTCTTCCAGTGCGTCGAGGATTTGGGGCGTATCTGGCTGGATCAGATGCGGTCCTACTATGGGGTTCGCTATGTGGACTTGAAACCAACCGAGGAAGAGAAGCAGGAGATGCTCTACCTGGGGCAGGTGCCGGACGACAAGCCGCGGCCCACGGAGTTTGACTTCTCCCTGCTCAACCAGGTGCCGTTGTCCATTAAGCTGGACGTGGGCGGCTCGGCCTACTGGAGTGAGATTGCGCAGATGCAGACCCTGGACAATCTCCTGATGAACGGCCAGATTAACGTGGTGGACTACCTGGAGCGGGTGCCCAACGGCTACATCTCCAACCAGCAGGAGCTGATTCAGACCCTGCGGGAGCGGATGGGGATGGTTCAGCCAGCCATGCAGGGGCAGACGGGAGCCGTACAGGCTGGGCAGGGTAACACAATCGACCTGGCGGCGGGTTCCGGCTACGGGAACCTACAGAGGGCCATCAATCAGACCGGCATGGAGGGAATGGACCTCTCCCAGATACGGGTATAGCGGCGGACCAGCCGTGACCAAATAAAAGCCGCCCAGACCAGGGCGGGAAGGAGCGAAGCAATATGGACGAGACCATGGAGACCGTGCAGGGCGACATTGAATCCGCCTGGAGCGCGGAGGACCCGGCGGGCGAAGCAGAGGGGACGGAGGCGGCGGCTGCGGCAGACCAGCCGAAGGGCGGCGAGGAAACCCCTCCTGCGGAACCAAAAGCGCCGGATGCGCCGGTAGCGCAGCCGGAGCTGTTTACCCTCAAGAACCGGGACGAGACCCGCCAGGTGACCCGTGACGAGCTGGTCGCCATGGCGCAGAAGGGGTGGGACTACGACCATGTGCGGCAGGAGCGAGACCAGCTCCGGCAGTACCGACAGGAAGCGGATCCCGCCCTGGAGCTGGTGAAATCCTACGCCCAGCGCAACGGTATGTCGGTTGGCGATTACCTGGACTATTGCAGAAAGCAGGAGCTCATCGCAACCGGCATGAACGAGCAGGACGCGGCAGCCAGGGTGAGCATGGAAAAGGAACGGGCCGACCTTGCGCGGCAGCGGGCCGAAATCCAGGCGTATCAAGACCAGCAAAACAGCGTTCTGAAGCATGCTCAGCAGCAGGCCCAGGCCCGGAAGCAGGACATTGAGGCGTTCTATCAGTCATACCCCGGCGTAGATCCCAAGAGCATTCCGCCCGAGGTGTGGGGCGCGGTGCGCGGGGGCGACACGCTCACAAATGCGTACACCCGCTGGGAGAACAAGCGCCTCCAGGCCGAGCTGGCCGCTGAGCGGCAGAACAAGGCCAACCGGGACAAGACCCCCGGCAGCCTGGGCGGGGACACCGCAGACGACAACGCCGGCCTAATCTCCAAATACTGGGACGAGGTAGATTAATGAAAAGAGCCCAAGAGGCCGAACCGGAGACGGTGAGGCCCATCCCTCCGCCCGGTTCGGTGAGGGCGGAAAGGAAGTATTATGGCAATCAATTTAGCGGAAGCCTTCTCCAAGAAGGTAGCCGAGGCATTCAAGCAGGACTCTCTGACCGACAGCGCCACCGGCCACGACTACTCCTTCTCCGGCACCCGCACGGTGCGGGTGTGGAGCGTGGACACAGTGCCCCTGGTGGACTACCAGCGCACCGGTTCCAACCGGTACGGCACCCCCGTGGAGCTGGGTGATACCGTCCAGGAGATGACCATGCGGGACGAGAAGTCCTGGACGTTCACCATCGACAAGGGCAACCAGTCCGACCAGTACAACATCAAGGGGGCCACCCGCGCCGCCAAGCGGCAGATTGAGCAGCAGGTCATTCCCTATGTGGACAAGTACCGCTTCCGCGAGTGGTGCACCAATGCGGGTATTATTGAGGGCCTGTCTGCTGCGCCGACCAAGGGCGACATTGTGGACGCGATCTTCGACGCTGGCGCGGCCATGTCCGACCGGCTGGTTCCCTGGAGCAACCGCACCCTCTACATCCCCAACGAGTATTTCAAGCTGCTGGCCCTGTCCGACCAGTTCATCTCCATCGAGGCCCTGGGCAAGAAGTCCGTCAGCAAGGGCGAGGTGGGAGAGATTGACAATATGGTAGTCAAGCGGGTGCCCGCCTCCTATCTGCCCGCCGGGGTGTACTTCCTGGTGAAGTACAAGGGCTCCACGGTAGACCCGGTGAAGCTGAACGACATGAAGATCCACCAGGATCCGCCCGGCATCGGCGGCAATCTGCTGGAGGGGCGCATCTATCACGACTCCTTCGTGCTGGGCACCAAGGCCGACGGACTGTATGTGGCCGGAGCATCTGGCAGTGTGACGGCGGCCCCCACCATCAAGGACACCACCGGCACGGTGACCATCACCAAGAAGGGCACCTGCAAGTACACCGTGGATGGCACCGACCCCCGCTATTCTGCCACGGCCCAGGTGTACTCCAACACCTTCAGCGCGGAGAAGGGCGTTGTGGTCAAGGCCGTGGACGTGGAGAGCGGCAAGTTCCCCTCCGCGGTGGCCAGCTACACCGTAGTAGGCGCCGGAGGTTAAGCAGAAACGGCCCGGGCGGGGCTTCAGCCCCGCCCGACTGCCAACAGAGAGGAGGAAGAACGGCGTGGCAACGACCGCCCAATGGATTTTTGAAAAGGCCATGAACCTGATGGACGAGGTGAACGAGTCCACTGGTGCCACCGACACGGCGGATACCCGCGAGTATAAAAACCGCACAATCCCCATTCTCAACATACTGCGGGTGGAGTGTTTTCCGGCCTCGGACACCTACCGGGTGACGGAGCCGGGCAAGCGGCCTATCTGCCCGGAGATTGCGGACTTTGACACCCCGATCGGGCTGGACGACGGTATTTGCCAGGGCGTTCTTCCCTATGGGCTGGCGGCCCATCTGCTGCTGGATGAAAACCCGGACGTGGCCGCCTACTTCAACCAGAGGTATGACGAGCTGCTGGAGGAGTACCGCAGTGCGATTCCGGCGCAGGCGGAGGACATCGAGACCATGTACGGCGGGATTGAGTACGGATGCTTCGGGAGGTGGTGACGTGGCGAACATTGTCAGCACCAGTGAGACCAAAATCTATCAAATTAAGAAGTGGCTTGGCCTGAACGAGTCTCCCGACGGCGACACACACATGAAAATGGGAGAGGCCGCCGAGATGCGCAATTTCCGCATTACCGCCGAAAACCATCTGCAAATCAGGCCCGGCTACGGCCTCTTGGCGGAACTGTCCTCCGGGAACCCGGTCCGAGGGATGTGGAGCGGCTACATCGCGGGGAAGCACCATGTTCTGGCGGCCTGCGGCGGACACCTGTGGGACTTGGATCTGGAGGAGCGCACGGCGGCGGACAAGGGGGCCATCCACGACAGCCAGACCTCCATGTTTGGCTTTTCCGATAAGCTCTACATCCTCACCGGCACGGAATACTATTCCTGGGACGGTGAGGGGGCCCCGGCGGCGGTGGAGGGATACATACCCATTGTCACTACTGCGGCCCCGCCCACTGGCGGCGGCACGCTTCTGGAGCCGATGAATCTGCTGACAGGGAAGAAGAGGGCGGAGTATTCCCCGGATGGCGAGGCCAAGGAGTTCCAGCTCCCTGAGAACAAGCTGGACGAGGTCATCTCGGTGGAGGGCACCGAGATCAAGTATACGGCAGACCTGGAAAAAGGAAAAGTGACCTTCGACTCTGCGCCGCCAAAGGGTGTTAACACAATTACCTTTACATGGCGGAAGGGCACGGGAGAGCGGGCCAAGGTAACCGGAATGCGGTTTGCAGAGCTCTACAACGGCGAATCGGACAGCCGGGCATTCTTGTATGGAGACGGCACCAACGAGGCGATTTTCTCCGGCCTGGACGAGAACGGGCAGGCGTCGGCAGAGTATTTCCCGCAGTACAACACGGTGGCGGTGGACAGCGCCAATACACCCATTACCGCTATGATCCGCCACTATGACCGCCTACTGATCTTCAAAACAGACTCGGCCTACTCCTGTTCGTACTCCACCCTTACCCTGGGGGACGGCAGTGTGTCGGCGGCGTTCTACACTTCGTCGCTGAACCGCTCCATCGGAAACGCGGCACCGGGCCAGGCAAAGCTGGTGGACAACAACGCCCGCACAGTCTACGGGCGTTCGGTCTACGAGTGGTCACTGGCGGCCAACTCCGTCCGCGACGAGCGCAATGCCAAGCGGGTCTCTGATAAGGTGGCCGCCACCCTGGGAGCGTTTGATCTGACGCAGGCCATTTGCTTTGACGACGAGTGGAACCAGGAATATTACATTTTCTACGGCGGGCAGGCCATCGTCAACAACTACCAAAATAATTCCTGGTACTTTTACGACAATCTTCCGGTAAACGCCGTGGTGGCCGTGGAGGGCACGCTCTATTTCGGGACGCTAGATGGCCGGATCATGGAGTTCTCCAGGGAGTACCGGAATGACAACCTTGAGGACATCAACGCATACTGGGAGAGCGGTTCCATGGATTTTGACCTGGATTGGAGGCGTAAATACTCCTCCACCGTCTGGACAGCCATGAAGCCGGAGAGCCAGGCCATTGTGACGCTGACGGCGGAGTCCAACGTCAAGTCGGAGTACCCGGACAAGATTGTCTCCGCCGGTCTGGCGACCTTCCTGAACATGAGCTTTGAGCACTGGAGTTTCGGCACCAACCGGAAGCCGCAGCTCATTCGCTCCAAGCTGAAGGTGAAGAAGGTAACCTACTACAAGCTCATTATCCGCAGCAAGTCTGCCTCCGCCACGGCGACCGTGCTTTCCGTGGATTTGCAGGTGCGCTACACCGGAAACGTGAAATGAGGTGCTTTTGTGGCAATCACACCTTTTGAAAAGGACATTGAGATCATCCAGAAGCTGGACGACGAACCCAACGACGTACAGGGCCTTACCCCGGAGGAGCTGAAAAAGCGATTCGATCAGGCGGCTATCTGGCTCAAAGAGTACATCAACGGGACGCTGATCCCCGCCATTACCGGGGACGGCGGCACCGGCGGCGCGTCCAACATTGGCGCGGCGGTGGATGACTTCCCCGGCGAGACGGTGCAGGAGGTGCTGGACGCCTTCAACGACGCGCTGACCGACCGCTATACTAAGGCTGAGACAAACAGCTACGTGGGCCAGGAGACGGAAAACCTGGTGGAGACCGTGCATGTGGATCTGACCACCGGAGTGATTACCGTCACCAAGAAGGACGGCTCCAAGGAGACCTTCGACACGGCGCTGGAGAAGGTGCCTGCCACCATGGCCCTGGTGGACGAGGAGAGCGGCACCTATCTGGTGATCACCAACGTGGACGGCAGCCAGACCAAGACGGATGTTTCCAAGCTGATCGACACCTACACCTTCCAGAACTCCGCCGAGGTGGCCTTTTCCGTGGATGGGAGCGGGAACAATAAAACGGTGACGGCCTCCATCCGCCCCGCCTCCATCGGCCTGGATCGCTTTACTCTGGAGGTTACACAGAAGCTGGAGCAGTACAACGCCACCAGCAAGGCCAACGCCGACGCGGCGGCGGCCTCCGCCCAGGCGGCCAAGGCCAGCGAGACCAACGCGAAGGGGAGCGAGACGGCGGCGTCCGGGAGTGCGTCCCAGTCTGCACAGAGCGCCGGAGCGGCATCCGGCAGCGCATCCCAGGCCGCGCAGAGTGCAGGGGCAGCGGCGGCCAGTGCGGAGAGCGCACAGAGCAATGCGGCCCAGGCGCTGGCGGCGAAGAACGCGGCGGAGGCCAGCGCTACACTCTCTCAAAGCTGGACCGAGGGTGGCACTGGAATCCGGGAGGGTGAGAATACCAATAACGCCAAATACTGGGCGGGTGTAGCGCAGGGCGCGGCAGGCGGCGGTGTGACGACCTTCAACGGACGCAGCGGAGCCGTGGTCCCCGCCAAAGGTGACTATACCGCGGAAATGGTAGGGGCGAGGCCGGAAAGCTGGATACCGTCGGCGGCAGATACCGGGGCGGTTCCCATCACCGAGAAGGGCCAGCCGGGCGGCGTGGCGACGCTGGGGCCCGATGGCAAGGTGCCAGGTGAGCAGCTCCCAAAGATGGACTATGACCCGGCGGGCAGCGCGGCGGCGGTGCAGCAGGCCCTGACCGCCCACACCGGGAACAAGAACAACCCCCATGCCGTCACGGCGGAGCAGGTGGGGGCCTATACAAAGGAGCAGAGCTTGCAGAAGGCCACGGCGGCACTTTACGGGCTGGAAAACGGAGCGGTGCCGGATGATGTGTTTGCCGCAATTGCAAGAAACTCTCTCGACCGGCAATGCTGTGTGAAATTTATACAGTCCGGTATATTCACCAGCCCAATCACAGGGACAGCAAAAGTTGTTTGTGTTGGCGGTGGCGGCGGTGGAGCTGGCGATTGCGGCGGTGGCGGTGGGGCTGGCGATATTATCATCAAAGACGTAACCATAAAGAAAGGGGCAAAATACACAGTCACAATCGGTGCTGGCGGTGCTGGCGGTGACAGCAGTGGAAATATTGCCGGTAAGGACGGCGGAGAAACAAAGTTCATAGGCGATACAGAGTCCATATCAGCAAGCGGTGGAAAGGGCGCAATCAACGATAATGGAGGGCCAGCTGCCACAAACGGTGGTGGTGGTGGTGGTGCCGCCGCCAATGGCGGTAGTCGTTGTAAC